GTTTTTCATAAAACTAGTGTCCTAATGGTAGGTCAATTCAGCAGTGAGGGTTGGCCTACCTACTAAATAAAAAGTTGAGAAATAAATGACAAGAACATATACAAAAGGGGGAATTTTTAGTAAGAAGCCTAAAAGTTTCGTAACATCAGGAGAATTGGAAAACATATTGCTGAGCATCAAGAAATTTGACGAGTGGCTGAACAAGTCACGGAGGGGGTCAAGGATTTCCTACTACAGGGGATTCCTGTTCGCCCCAAACGAGCAGAAGCTTTCACCGACGCTTGACTTCAGGCGCGTTGACAAGCTCGCACGGCACGTAAGAGGTGCCTCCGTTAGAAATCAAGTAACTTTGATGCAGAAGAAACATGACAATTTCGACTATGAATACATGGCGGTGCGGAAATGATCTGGTCACTGTTCTGGCTGTTCCTCATTCCAATCAAGATATGGATCGCGTGGCACGTTCTCGCGCTCGTATACCAAACGTGGCTAGGACTGTAATGGACTTCCTTGGTGACTTAACCACTTTCACGTGCGTCATTCTTGTGGGACTTGCCCTAATCTACTACTACGCGAACAGAAAATGAGCTTGTATAACAAATTAGTAAAAGAAAAAGACCGTCTTGGGGAAAAAGCGCTTCGCAATCCCAGGACAAGACAGGAGTTGCTCGACCGCAAGCGATGGGAGAGGATTTACGCGATCCTCACCCGCCGTTACGAGTACGGAATAACGGACGCGCTTGACGCCATGAAAAAGGCGGACCAACTCGATGAGGTGGCGTCGGTGAGGAGATTTTAATGGACAAGGAAAGGAAACTTAAGGAGGCACGGAAGGCACTCGAGGAAGCACTGAAGACAGACAAAAAACCACCGAAACCCGTCAAGTTTGAGCGGCCCCACGGGGACAGGATGCCGGAGAAAACCGGGCACATTGACACAAAGGGATTCCACGTCGAGAAGGGCGAGGAAAAGCACACGTACAAGATCATAACAAAACGTGAATACACGTTCCACTACAACATACGCGCCAAGAACGAGGAGGACGCGATGGTAAGGACACTCCAGTTCGTCTCACAGGACGGATCCGGGGTTTACATGCAGGGGCCCATGCAATTAGGCAGACCCCTCATAAGGGAATGGATTGAAACCGTTGAGAAACTGGACTAGGAGAACATTATGGCAAAATCACCATTACAAAAAATAAGGACACAGCTGGACAAGCTCGAAAAGCTTCACGAAAGGGAGGAAGCGATCGTTGAAAAGATCACCGAGATCATTGACGAGGAGGAGGAAAAGGAATTTGACAACGGCGCCGAGACCATCAGTGACAGCTGGGAAGGCACCGGTTAGTGGTTGACACCACGCGCTACAAGAGCGTTGCGCTCAAGATACCGTACTACGAAGCCTTGGTTCTCATGGGGAGGGTCAAGCACCGTGGGCCGGGACAACAGATGATGCACCTTATTGAAAGGGAAGCGTCAGAGAAGGGAATTAGAATAAAGAATGAAAGAATTACTAGACGCGGCAAGAGAGATAAATAAGATCCTCCACGAGGCGGAGAACGAGGGAATGGGATATGACGCCACTCTTGCCAAGCTTAACGAGGTTAAGGTTCACGGCGTGGTGTTTCCAACACTGATGCTCATGGAAATAATAGAGAAGTTCCTGGAAGGATACGCTGAAAGGCAGAGGAAAATCATCTCCAATGACTCTGATGAAATACAAAACAAGTACGAAGACTATTCCAGGAAATGGAACCACAAGGATCTAAATTAATGGCAAATAAAAATTTTAAACAAACTGGTGGTAAAAGACTTCGCATTTCAATATGGAATTCGGAACTGGCACAAAAACACAAACCTCAATTCACAAAGAGACCAAGTTCTAAGCGTGTATTAAAAGGACGGAAACTCAAGGAGTTGAACTAACAGTGGATCTTGAATTCTGGCATTGGTGGATACTGTCCATGGTAACGATAAACACGGTCATTAATTCCATCGTCTTCATGGTTGGACGTAAGTTTAAAAAGGCTAAAAAGAAATGAGACTGCCCGACAAGATAAGAATTGGCTATCAGGACGTAACCATTGAGCGCGAGAAGGCGAGCTTTTCAAAGCCAACCGATTCATACGGTGAGTATGACCACAGGAAGAACTCAATAACGATACAGTCCGAACTCTCCAATCTTGACGAGGCCAACACGCTTATCCATGAAATATTGCACGGCATATCCTACACCAGTTCACTGACAGTGGGTGGACAGCCACTTGACACTGACAACAAGGAAGAGGTGGTCATAAACCAGATAACAAACGGGTTGGCGCAGGTCTTCAGGGACAACCCCTGGCTTGCGTCTTACCTGAAGGAAAGGTTAAGGTAATGCAGACCTACGAGATAAACCTGTGGCGTGACAAAAAGGTCATCGAAAAGGTGGTCAAGCAGTTTGAAACCGATGATGACGTACTTAAATTCATCAAGGACAACTATGACAAGGATGATGAACTTCCGCGCCTGGATCAGGAAAAAGGCTATCTAAGGCCGAAAAAAAGTAGTATAATAATAACATGGTCAAAGATATCAACCTACGTTCGAAAGAACGCCCCCAGGAGACTGGTACTGGACGATAATGAAAAGGAACTGAAGGACACGCTTGAAAAATCAATTACGAGTGAGGTAATAAATGAATGGGGATACAATGAAATGTTAAGGCACACAAGAAACGCTTATGGGCCTAATCCCAACGCAAAGGGCTACAATGAGTTTCCAGGAAGGGAAGACAGGACATATTATAAAAAATGATGTATAAAATAGTAATAGTTGTGTTGCTCGTGCTTATTCTTTTAAGCACCTGCGGCAGTATTGGATAGGTATTATGGACAGGAAGAAGGGACTTACACCCAAGCAATATGAATTTCTTCAAGTAATTCAATCATTTATCAAGGCAAACGGCTACGCTCCATCGTACGAGGAGCTCAAGCAGCTGACAGGACTCAATTCCAAGAGCGCTGTTCACCAAAGGATGTATTTGCTAAAAAACCGTGGATACCTTGACTTTATTCCACATTCCAGCAGATCACTGTACCTACTATGAACAGTATTGGTATTGGCGCTGGATGCTCAAATGAAAAAAGTTTTTTTCCAAAAGTAGATTTTAGCCAATACCGTAATACCTTTCGTGATTCTCTATGTGTAGTAAGGGATACCGGGTATTGGCAAGTATTGGCAGTGTGATAAAAATGACGATAAAATGATGATTTTGAGGTCAAAATGAGTGAAAAAGATATATATAACAATAAGTTAGCACGGTTGGAAGAAAAGGTCGTCCGTAATACCATTGCCAATACCAGAGATATGGCGTTGAAATACCCACGCGGTGAGGATGGATTGACTGAAAAACAAAGGATTTTCGTTGAAATATACACTGCCAATGAGGGTAGAATGACGCCAACTGAATGCGCCAGACAGTCTGGATACAAAAGGGAGCGTGCCGCAACTACAGCATCAGAGCTGTTGAGCGTCAAGAAATACCCAAGGGTTGTTGCCGCTGTGCAGAAGAAGAGAAGTGAATTAGCTGAAACCCACAGGGTTGAAATGAACAAGCACATTCAGGAACTGGCTAGACTGAGGGACAAGGCACTCGGTGACAAATCACACAGTGCCGCAATTAACGCCGAAAGACTCAGGGGCCAAGCTGCGGGATTGTATGTTGAAAGAAAAGAAATTAGAACAGGATCAATTGATGACATGTCAAGGGAAGACGTTCTTAGACAACTGAAGGAGTTAGGATTAACAGGTGAATTTAAAAAAGAGAATAATAAAACTGTCCTATCGGTCGAAAAAAAATCCGGTAGCGAAGGAATTAAGGACATCACGCCAGTACAAACAGAGAGTAGTTAGGGACAGAACCAAGTATGACCGTAAAAACGGAAACCAACTTTTACAAGAATTTAAAGAAATGTTTGGAAAGTGGGGGTAAGAAATACATAATAACCAGGATTGAGTCATACGTTACGCCAGGATTCCCTGATTGCCTAATATATCACAATGATGTGGGATTTTTTACACTTGAATTGAAAGTGGTAAGGCGTAACAAAAAGGGTATTGGAAAGGTATTGATTTCACCGTTGCAAATCGCCTGGAATACCATTCACATGATTCATGGCGCACCAGTATTTATCTTAATACATGATCCCGGTCGGGGGATCACGAAACTTTTCCCAAGCTCCAAACTCCTTGAACTCCGCGATAATGACTACGATTCAGTGGACGGTGGCCTGTGG